ACACGACGCCGTAAACAATAACCCTAAAATTTCGTTGATCCTCGAAAGATTGGAGGAACTTCCTGAAGTAAAAAAAGCGGTTTTAATTAAAATACATAATTCAGGAATGAAAATAATGACCGGCGACATGATAAAGGGAACAATAATATTGCCCTTAAAATGGCAAAAATCATTCGACAATCAAATTTTAGACAAAGAATATTTGAACGAGGTCGTTTCTCCTATTTTGGATAAAAATAAAATTCATTTGAGAATACAAGATTTGAACGGCCACTTAAAAAGTATGTTTATTGTTCAGGGCGTTAAATCTTCAATTTGCTACTTGATAAAAGTATTGCCCGAAAAATTCTTTTTTGTTGCGGTAGATTTGAACTGCTCCAAAGACGAAATTTCCTATAAATCAAAGGACGATATTAGAGTTGCAATTAACGAGGTACGAAAATTAATGATTTGAAGCTTTCTAAAAATTTAAATTTAGCCGAGGTTACAAGGTCCGAAACTGCAAAGCGACGGAAGATTGACAATGCGCCGACCGATGAACATATAGAAAATCTTAAAATTTTAGCCGCAAATATATTTCAACCCATGCGGGACCATTTCGGAAAGCCAATTTATATATCTTCAGGCTACCGAAGCGAGGCCCTAAATAAAGCAATAAAAGGAAGTAAAACGTCGCAGCATTGCAAAGGGGAAGCCCTTGACATAGACAACGACAACGCAAACAACGGCGTCACAAATCGCGATATATTTGAATTTATCCGCGATCATCTTAAATTTGACCAATTAATTAACGAATTTCCAGTAAAAGGAAAACCCTCTTGGGTTCATGTAAGCTATTCAAAAACGCAACAAAGAAATCAAGTTTTAAAAGCTTACAAAGATTCGCGTAATATTACACGATACAAAAAACTAAGTGAATGACCGCAGCGGAACTGATAAAATCAAACCCACAAAAAGAGGGCGAAAGTAATAAAGATTATTTTTTAAGACTTTCCAACCCTGAGAACGCTTACGAAACAATTAAAAAAAGATATTACCAAATAAAACGGAAATTCGTAACAACTCAAAAAAAATACAACCATAAAGGCGAAATAATAAGCACAACGGAAAAGCTTCAACAAAGCGATTTTATAAGGCCTCCGGAAAACTTGGAGCTTTCTCGTTTAAGCACAAACGAAACGACCGGGCAACAATGGAAAATATACACGAAAGAAAGCAAAAATAAAGCGCTTTTCGAGTTAAACAAGGAAGTAATAAGGGAAAGCGTTAAGGGGCTTAAATTAACGCCTTTAACGCCAAAAATAAACCACAAAACACAAAATAAAACTTTAATTTTAACGTTTACCGATGCGCACATTGGAATGAAAATCGAAAACGATTTATATAATTCCGGGAAGTGGGATAAAAAGCAACTCAAAAAAACGCTTGAAAGAATAACCGAGGAAATTTATAATAAATACGACGGTCATAATGAAATAATTGTCGAGGATCTCGGCGACTTGGTTGACCATTGGAGCAATAAAACAACCCGCGGGGGCCATTCTTTGCCGACTAATTTGAGCAATATCGAAACGTTTAAAACTGCGGCAAATTTTAAGGTTCAACTCGCCGTAAATTTGGCCCAGTTAGGCGCAAAAGTTGCGTTTTATAATGTAGTGAACGACAATCATGGAGGCGATTTTTGCCACATTGCAAACCTCCACGCCAAAGAAGTATTAAAATATTTAATTCCTGATTTGAAATATATAATTTTAGACCAATTTATTGGTCATTATATTAACGACGGAATAGCTACGATTTTATGCCATGGCAAAGATAAAGAATTTTTAAAATATGGGTTTGGAATCAAACTCGACGACAAAGCGAAAAGCCATATAAACGCATATATCGACCGGCATAATTTACACCGTTATAAAATACGCTTCAAAAAAGGGGACTCACATCAACAACTTTTCGATTTTACGCAATCAAAATTTGATTATCTTAACTATATGGCACTTTCTCCCTCTTCGGAATGGGTTTCGACAAACTTCGCAAAAGGGCGCCGGGGATTCACGATCGAGGAGGTAAAAAATAATATTTCTAATTTTACAACTTTTGAATTGTGATTGAACAAATTTTAAATAGATACGAAGATATTGAGCTAATAAAAGCGGACGGATTCAACGACGCAATTATTGGAATTGATTGCGAAAATGTCCGTTTGGTTTATTCTATAAGTAAAGCTTTGGCCATACTTCAAAAACACATGGACGAAGAGGAAGCGGCGGAATTTTTTGAATTTCAAGTTAGACAAGTTTATTTTGGCGCGAAAACTCCTATTTGGGTTGAGGACAATTTTTAAATTTAAGCCATGAAAAAAATAATATTTATACTTTTTTTACTTCCGGGATTGGTTTCTAATGGCCAATTAAAGCGAAAAAAAATCGAACAGTTAGAACAAGCGCTTTATTGTTGCTTGGAGTCTAAGGGCTGCGTTAATGATACGATATATATTTTAAATGTTATTGAGAAAAACGCGCCAAAGAAAGAGGAAAAAACCAAAAGAAAGGTTTCTAAAATCGAAGCAAAAACGGAAAATAAAACGCAAAAGCAAAAAACAAAGCGAAATTTTTTCTTTCAATTTTTCCAAACAATCAGGACGTTTATCGGATCGTTGACGCTTGGACAAATTTTCGGGGGAGGCGCGGGGGCTGCGGGTTTTTTAACTGGCGCGGGTTTATTTTTTGAAAAATACAAACCTTTAAGCCGAATATTCGGATTTGTCAATAAAAAATAGTATATTTCGGGCGTTCATTTGTATGGATTTTTGGTTAATTTAGGTCCCCGGTTTCGGTCGGGGGCCTTTTTTTTGTTGTTTTACGTCTTTTTTTTTAAAATATATTATAATATTCAAAAACTTTGTTTATATTTGGGTATTCTTAACAATTAAAAAGAAAACAAAATGACAAATTTAGAATCGCAATTACATAAAACAGTACAAATTATTAATGGTGGAGGAGTGGATACTATTGCTTTACTTGATGTTGTTGCACCAGCAATGCACGAAGAATTTATTCAAGATATTTCATTAAATACATTTAAAGATTTAGTTATTGAAATGCTTAACAATATTAAGCAAAAACATATAAATAGTGAAAATGTGATAAATAAAATTATAACTGCATTTGATAATAAAGATTTAAGCACTTTGCTGAAATTTGCTGAAACAAATTTATCTACATTACAAAATGTTATGTTTGACACTTACGGAATTAAACCTCCTAAAACTGTAAGAGGAATGAAAATAAAATTAAAAAAAGATATATGTACAATTGCACAATAAAAGACTTAGTAACACCAAAGCAGTATATTCAGTTAAAAGCTGAATATGCTGCACTTGTTAAAAATAATGAAATTACTTTTTTTCAGTTTTGTACTGAAACATTTATTATCAAAACGCAATACGGAGTAAGCCGAAAATCCGATTTAATAGAGTAGGCATAAAACAAAACTTTATACAAATGGAAGCATACACAATAGTAAGACAAGGTGGCGCACATTACGACACAAATGATCAAAGATTTTATTCCGATTCATGGGATTGCACCCTTGACGAAAAGGAATACCTTGAAAATTTAATTAAAAACAATCCTAACAAGTTTAGGGATTGCCAAATTATCATAAACCTTTAAAAAAAAAAACAATGCTTAACTTAATTTTTTTATTTATATCGTGTATTATTTTATTTATTTGCGGAATGCAATTAATTAAAAATAGAACGATTCAAAAGGCCGTTTTTATCGACCTTATTATTTCATTAACTATATTTATATTAACCTTAAAATTTTAACAAAATGGAAAACCTTAATTTTTACAAACACGAACAACAAGACAAAATGCCAGTATTACCGCTCCCATACAATCAACCGGATTTTTATTTTTACGATGAAGAGCTTGAAATTGCCTATTGCATGCTTAAAAACAAAAACCATTTGGAGCTTGAAATTTCAAAAATTGACATTCTTAAAGGTCAGGATCATGTAATTGATTTCGACGTTGTTTCCGAAGATTATTATATTTTATATAGCGAAGTTGAATTCGTTCAACAATTTGCCGATAATATGGAGGTCGAAAAACGTATATCTTTAGACGAAATTGAAATTACTCCGGCCGAAGTTAAGGAGTTATTTATTTCCAAAAGCATTATAAAAGCCGAGGATAATTTGAATAAATTATTCGGTTCATTTAACGACATTTTTTAAGATGGAAATTTTAAACGACCAAATTAAACGCGCATTAAGTTGGACAAGTTCCAAACCTGAAAGCGATGAAACCGACCTTTTAACAATTACCAAAATTTACGGCGGCTCTTCCGCTTCGATTTTGGAATTAGCCGGTTTAAACGAAACTTTTCACATTGAAAAAATCAAAGCTTTAAAACATAAAATTGTTATAAGCTCGGAGGATTGCAAAAAAATAGTCATCATTTTAATCAACGAAAATTTATAAACAAATGGAAAAACTAATAAAAATACAAGCGGAGTTAAAAGCTCCCAAAAATCAATTCAACGCATTTGGTAAATACAAATATCGAAATTGCGAGGATATTCTTGAAGCGGTTAAACCATTGCTAAAAACAAATAAATGTACTTTAGTTTTAACCGACGAAATAAAAGAAATCGGAAACGTTTTATTTGTGGAGGCTAAAGCGATATTTTCAGACGGCGACGCAAAAGTTGAGGTTTGCGCTCATGCGGGGATCGACATAAACCGCAAAGGAATGGACGTCGCGCAAAGTTTTGGCAGCTCTTCCAGTTACGCGAGAAAATACGCTTTAAACGGTTTATTTCTTATCGACGACACAAAAGACGCCGACGCGACAAACAAGCACGAAAACGGCAAAGCGGTTAATAAATGGCTAACAAACGACCAATTTAAAAAGGTTAAAGAAATGGCCCCGGATATGATTGCAAAATATTTGCAAAAATATGACGGCGTGACCTTGCAAAAGGACGGCATTATTTACGCAATGAAATCAGAATTTAAAAACGAACTTAAAAATTTATTATAATGGGACAATCTAAAAATTTATATATAGCGCATCGCGAGGAAAACCTTGCGACAATGAACCGAAAAGATTTAGCAAATGAGGCGGAAGAATACGCAATGCTTTTAATGGAGAACAAACAACCGGAGGAAGTGCTTGCGCAGACGCTGAGAGTTGAAACTTTTGTAACTTCATTAAACAAAAGCTTAAAAGCTGAAATAACCGAAGCCGTAAGTTTTGGCGGCGTGGAATATTCAGAAGGCCAAAGAACCGTTTTAAACTTTAATGAGGATCCTCTTTACTTGGATTTATACAATGAGTTAAAAAGCCGCGAGGATTTACTCAAGGCGCGCGCTAAATTAATGAAGCCAATATTTGACGAAAACGGCGAAGAGGTGCCGCTTGTTAGCTCAAAAACGTCCTCATTTATAAAATCGGTTATCAAATGAATAAGGAAATTATAGGAATGAAAATAAGGGAAGGCCGGAAACGTTTCGGTTGGACTCAATCGCAGTTAGCAAAAGAAACCGGGACAACCTTGCAAACTATTAACACAATCGAAAAAGGGAAAGCAAATACAACGATCGAATTGTTGTTTAAAATTGAGGAGGTCCTAATTTTAGAAATATTTAAGTAATAAAACGCAACACATTGAAACGTTTGTTTATACACTTTATGCGTTTTAAAATATTTTTTTAAAAAAAAAAGTGAAAATTTCCGAAAAAATGCGTCCAATGTGTTGCGATGCTTTAAAAAGCCAGTAACGCCAACGGTTTAGACCGCAACACATTGAAAAAATAAAGTGTTGCGATTAGCTGCCAAAGTGTTGCGATTTGATAAATTAACCAAAAAACGATTAATAAATGATAAAAAATAAAAAAATCACCGTCTTTAAGGATTTGTATAAAACAAAAGACGTCCCTTATATTGTTACATTAGAAAAAATACTTCAGCGAATTAAAAACGGCAACGATAAGGACCTGATCAACCAAATAAGAAAAGCCAAAAGTAAGGAAGAAAAAAATAAATTAAAGACTAAACTCCCGGCTATTTTGTTTCAAGGCGAATTTTCGCATCGCGCAATTATTGGATTGGTCAATTCCTCCGGCCTCATGATTTTAGACTTTGACGACATAACCGAGGAAAAGGAGCTAAAAAATACATTTGAAACGCTTAAACAAAACCCTTTTATTGTATCGGTATTTTTAAGCCCCTCCGGAAATGGTTTAAAAGCAATCGTTCAAATTGACGAAAATGATTCTTCAAACTATTCGCATATTTTTAAGGCATTTAAAAAAGAATATAATTATAAATATTTTGATATTTCAACTTCTGACCTTTCGCGGGTTTGTTTTTCCTCTTACGATGCTGATATATATATTAATTACGACGCTAAAATTTATAAGCCCTTAATTATTGACGAAGGTTTTGAGGTTGTAAATAAGGAGCCTATTCTTCCAATATATGACGAGGATATTATTGCCAGTAAAATAATGAATTTTAAATTTACTAAATCGTTTATTGAAGGGGAAAGGAACGCCTTTCTTTTTGACGTTGCCGGGTTGTTTTGCGAATATGGTATTTGTCAAAGTTACGCGATAGGTTATATTTTAAACAACGTCGTAATCGGAGAATTTTCAACCCGAGAAGCTGAACACGCAATAAAAAGCGCATATAAAAAGCGGGATTTTAATATAAAGTTTTTTGAAAATAACCAAATAATAAAAGCCGTAAAGAAGGACATAAGCAAGGGCAAAAATATTGTTACAAAAAAATACAATATTGAAGAGGAAGTTTTTAACAAAATAAGCGAAAATTTGGAATTGGTTGATTTTTGGACTATTAAAGAGGACAAGCAAGGCAACGAAAAGGTTTCAATAAACCCGGCAAAATTCAAGCTATTTCTTGAAATGAACGGATTTAAAAAGTATTTTCCAAATGATACCTTGAAACCTATATTTGTATTAATTCAGTCTAATAAGGTAAGGGAAACGTCTATTGAGAAAATAAAGGATTTTGTTTTAAACTACCTTTTTGAGAAAGGCGAAACAACCGTTTGGAATTTTTGCGCGGCAAATTTTAAGATATTTCAAGAAAATTTTCTTTCCATGTTAGACAGTATCGATTTACTCATGCTCAAGGATCAAAGAAACAAATCGTTTATTTCATTTGAAAACGGTATTTTGGAGGTTACAAAAGACCGCATAAAATTAGTCGATTATTTAGACGTCAACGGTTACGTTTGGGAAAATCAAATAATAAGGCGAAAATTTGAACCTTTAAAAGAGGTCGAAAATGATTATAAAAAATTTATAAATAACATTTCTAACAATAAACCGCTTCCGCTTGAGTGCTGCGTTGGTTATTTGTTGAGCAATTATAAGAATAAAACCGACAATACCTCCATTATATTAAACGACGAAGTAATTTCGGACAATCCTGAAGGAGGAACCGGAAAGGGTTTATTTGTGCAAGGGTTAAAACAAATAAGAAATATTTCGATTTTAGATGGAAAAGCATTCGACGACAAAAAAAGTTTTGCATTTCAAACGGTCCGACAAGAAACGAATATTTTAGTATTTGACGACGTGAAGAAAAATTTTAACTTTGAAAATATATTTTCTTTAGTAACTGAAGGCATAACTTTGGAGCGTAAAAATAAAGACGCTTTAAAATTAACCGTTGAGGATTCGCCTAAAATATTAATTTCGACTAATTACGCGATAAAGGGCGCCGGTTGGTCCAACGATCGAAGAAGGCACGAAATCGAGTTTTGTCAGTTTTACGGCCGTAACTTAACGCCGTTCGATGAATTTGGCCGTCAATTATTCGACGACTGGAGCGAAAAGGATTTTCAAAAGTTTGACAATTATATGATTTTATGTATTCAAAAATATTTAAATAACGGCTTATTAACCCAAGAAGCGACAAATACAAAGCTTCGTAAATTAATAGCGGAGTCTTCAATGGAATTTATTGAGTTTATGAAGGACAAAGATAATTTTGTACTTAACGAAAGGCATAACAAAAAGCAAGTTTTTGATGCTTTTGTTGAAGAATACAACGATTTTAAAAAATGGCTAACAAGGAAAAAATTCAATATTTGGGTTAAAAAATACGCCGATTATAATGAGCTTAAATTTGAAGAAGGGAACACCTCCGGGAACCGTTGGTTTATTTTAGAGTCAAATGAAAAGCAAATTATTGAAGAAACCGAAACTCCGTTTTAAATGAATTATTGTATATATAAAAATAGAGAGTTGTCAGTTGCTCAATATTTAGACTATGAGCTAAACCTTGAAAGGCCAAAAGTTTATTGCAACAACGGCGAAAAGCTTGTTTTTGTCAGCAAAGCAATAAATAATAAAAAGGCACATTTTAGATATAAAAACGTTCCGGAATGGTATTCTTTGAAATACGGACATAAAGGCGAAAGCGAAAAGCATTTGACTATTAAAGAGCATTTGTATAAGCTTTTAAAAGCGCATAATTACGCGCCAGTAATGGAGCAACAAATTGAAAATTTGCGTCCTGATATACTTGAAGAGGATCGTAAAATGGCTTACGAAATTGTTACTTCGTCAATTACTGACAAGGAAATTATTGATAAAACGAATAAATATAAGGAAATGGGGCTTATTGTGTTTTGGTATTTTCACGAAAAAAGAAAACATTTCGCCCATTTAATGGAAAAAATGCCGGGATATTTGTTTTTATTGGATTTTTCAAAGGATAGGAAAGAATATTTAAAATTTTATAATCAAAAAAACTATATTAAAAGATGAACAAAGAAAACAAAAAACGATATATTGCACTAAAGGATGAAATTGACCGTATAAAATACCCCAACGTTCCCTATCCGGTCCCGCCTTTAACGCATGAAAGAGGAGCAAACGATTTAACTAAGCTAATTAAAAATTTTCTTAACTGGCAAGGTTGGCAAGCGGAGCGGATCAATACAATGGGCCGAATGGTTGGAAAGAAACAAATAAAAACGGACGTCGTCGGACTTCCTCAAGTTGTGGGAAGCCAAAAATATATAAAGGGAACTGGAACGAAAGGATCGGCGGACATTAGCGCAACAATAAAAGGGCGAAGCGTTAAAATTGAGGTTAAATACGGTAAGGACCGACAAAGCGACGCACAAAAAGAATATCAAAAGCATATTGAAACCGCCGGAGGTATATATTACATCGCGCGCACATTCGACGAATTTATTGAATATTATGACAAACTAATTAAAACCTTTTAACATGACAAATGTAATTCAATCAATATTTATTTTACTATTAATTTTTACTTCGGCTTTTTTTGGTTGTTGGTCTTTGCTTGCTTCCATCTTAATAGCTATAACAATATTTTTAATATTTAACAATGAACAAAATGAAGGATAAACTTATAATAAAATTAGCGGACCTAAAAGGCCAAATTTCAACAATTGAGCAAAAAATTAAAATTGATCAGGAAGGAAAAAACGTCATATTTTGTAAAAATGTATTTCCCGAAATGCTCAAATATATCGAGGAAAACTATAATTTAAACGCCAATAAGATAATCGGCCGAAGCCGCAAAATGAAGATCAAAACAATAAGGAATTTTTTGATTTTGGCAATACTGGAAAATGAGCGGTTTTATATTACCTTAAAAAATTTAGGTATTTTATTTAACTTTCGGGACCATACGACAATACTAAACGCCAAACAATCAGCTTTAAACTTTATTACAACGGACGAAGGGGACCTTTTTGAATATAATCTTATCCTTAATTATTTAGATAAACTATATAATCAATACAATTTTTAGTAAATAATTCAAATAAAATCAGTATATTAGTAAAATATTTTTTAATCAAAATTTAACAAGATGGCCAAAATTTTAAATGTTTCCGTTAATGTTGAGAAAATCAACAAAGCGAAGTTAATTAAAGGGAAAAAAGGAACTTATTTATCGCTAAATATTGCGATAAACGACGAAAAAGACCAATTCGAAAACGATTGTTCGGTTTGGGAGAACCAGTCAAAGGAGGAAAGGGAAGCAAAAAGCGAGAAAAATTATTTAGGGAACGGAAAAATAATTTGGAGCAACGATCCTGAAAGCTCAAAAGCTCAAGAAATGGAGGAAGAAACGGACCTACCTTTTTAAAATATTAGTTTTGTTTTGCCCGGTTGTCAGAAATGGCGCCGGGTTTTTAAATTATAGACATGACAAAAGAGGAAATAAAGGACAAAATCGAGATTCGCAAGGTTTGGATTGAACAATTGGAAGTAAAAAAATCAATTTGGGAGTCTGAAATTAAGGAGTTTATTGATATACTTAATAAATAAATATCTATAAAGGGTGAATAATAGAATAAAATATTTAACTTTGTCGGTATTTTTCTTTATACTACAAAGATTTACAAACGAAATTCAAACGAATGGCCGGAGGATATAAAGCAATTAACAAGCACCCAAACGCGGGAAGCAACAATTTCAAGAACAACCCGCAAAATATTAATCAAAACGGCGCCCCAAAGGGGAAAAGGGTTTCAACAATCATTAAGGAAATACTTGAAAGGGGGGATTTATCTAAAATAAGGGAGGACCTGAAAGACATTGACGACGGAAAGAAGGCCCTTGCAATTGAATTATTGACTATTGCGTTTAGTAATTCCGACGAAATAAAGACTTCCGACAAATTAAACGCCATTAAGGAGGTCCTTGATCGTACCGACGGCAAAGCAACGCAAACGGTTGAAACAAACGTAACAGTCAAAGCGCCGCCAATATTTGGCCAAAACGGACTTAGGAAATAAATGTCGTTTAACTATATTCCAGTTACAAATACTATAAAATTGAACGATTTCTTTCAGGAAGCTGCAAAGGAACCGCTTTTAATCATTCAAGGGAGTCAAGGGGCCTCTAAAACGGTATCGATTTTAATGTTAATTATTGACGCATTCCGGGAAAATCCGAGCTTGGAAATAACAATAGCGTCCGCCGAAAAGACTAAATTAATGGACACCGCTTTTCAGGACCTCAAAAAGATTTGCGTTGATTGGAATATTTGGGATTTTTTCAAATGGAATGATAATAAAAGCAAATTAACCGACAAAAATTCCCTTTCGGGCTTCATTGAGTTTATAGGATTGGATAAGGAGGACCTCGGAAAAGGTCGCCGTAGGGATATAATTTATATTAATGAGGTCAACAAGGTCAAACAAAAAAAGACTTTCGACATTTCGCAAAGGGCAAAAAAGGTAATTGTTGACTTTAACGCAGATAAGCGTTTTTATATTCATGAGCTGATCAACGAAAAAAACTTTATACAAGTGACCTTTGAAGGCAATGAAAAGATAAGCCCGGAGGAAAAACGCAATATATTGAGCTATAAAGAGCGCGGATATAACCCGGACGGAACTATAAAGTCGGAGTTTTACGCGAATAAATGGCGCGTTTATGGCCTCGGAGAGATTGGAGGCGTTGAGGGACGTATATATTACTGGAAAAGATGTACAAAAGAGGAATATTTTAACCTTAATACCGACGAAATTATTGGCGTTGATTGGGGGAAAGTGGATCCTTTCGCAATTGTAGGCGTGAAATATTACGACGGCCAATTATTTATACATGAATACAACTATTTTAGTGAAAATCAACTTCAAACGCGCATAGGGACCAACGCAATAAACGGCGAAACCGGTTCAATTCCGGTTTATATGTTCAAAAAATTAGACATAAATCAAAACTTAAAAGTTATTTGCGACAATAATAGACCGTTAAAGATTCGAGCGCTCAGGGCGGCCGGTTGGGAAAATACGACCGCAATAGGTAACAAGGTTAAAATTATTGAGCGCATTTCCATGATGCAAGAAATCGAGGTTTTTTATACTGAAACATCCGAGAACGTAGAAATTGAACAATTCGATAGTTGCTGGCGAAAAGACCGGTCCGGGAATGCACTCGAAGAGCGCGAGGACCTAAACAATCATACATTGGACGCGATTGAATACGTCGTTTTATACTTAAAATCAATAGGAAAATTTTAACAAAACTTACAAATATATGAAAATTAAAGAAATTCGATGCCCTCGAAATCGTGAAAATAAGGTTTGCAATCAAAAATTGTTAGAATATGAGGGTAATTTGAACGACTCGATTGTTTATCCTTACTGTCGAAAATGCAAAAAATCGATAAAACTTGTTAACGAAACAATAGAATTATAAAAATTTTAGTTATATTTGCTCGAAATCGAGCTTTTTAAAAGCCATAATTTCAATAAATGGCTTTAACTTTCTTACAAAAATTGAATATTTTCGGACGCTATAAAGTTGAGCAACCGATTAACGTCTTAACGACGGCCCAATATACACAACGAAATAAGAAACTTTTAAAAAAGGATTTTGTTGAATGGTATAAAACCAATCCTTTCGTTTTTTGGGCTATTCAAGAAAGGGCGAAAGCCGTTTCAAATGTTAAATTTTACTTCAAAGAAAATGGGGAATTATCTCAGAATGATATAACGGAGAAACTAAATCACCCGAATAAATACCAAAGCCAACAAAATTTCTTAATTCAGGACCTAACTTTTCAATCGATTTTTGGGACCTCTTACTGGTACGTTAACAAATTAATCGATTCCCGGGGCTTTGCGGATCCGACAACCGACATTTTAAACATAAGCGCGGACAAACTTATTTTTTTAAATAAGCAAGGGCAATTATATGACGGCGATTATATCGCGGAAATGATTAAGAAGGATCCTGACCAAATTATTGTTAAATATATCGTTGATGAGGTAACTCGGGAAGTAAAAGAATTAAACGTTGCGGAATTGCTTCCGTATTTTGATACGTCAACTTTCACAAATCCTTATTTTTCACAATCAAGACTTGAGTCTTTGCAGTACATTGTTTCCAATTCTCAAGCTGCACTTGAAGCGCAAAATACATTTTTAAGCAATCCGGGAGGAATCGGGGCTTGGGTTTCGCGTAAAAAAGATGCAATCGGTTCGGCAATGTTAACCGAAAGGGAACGCAAAGAAATGGAGCAAGGGCAACAAAATGATTATGGCACGTTGTCCGGCCAAAGAAATATACAAATTATAGGAACGGACGTCGATTATATTTCTACAATCCCGAAAGTAAGCGATTTAAAGCTTAACGACACATTGGTAAACGCCGGTTTAACAATATTTGGGTTGTTTGGATTGCCTAAAGAAGCGTTTTCCGCCTTGGCTTCAGGATCAACCTTTGAAAATCAAAAGGAAGCTTATAAAGCATTTATCGAAAGCGAGGCGCAAAACCTTATCGACGACCGAACGAATAGTTTGAACAAATATTTAGGATATACCGACGGAAAAATTGTCGGTTCGTTTTCTCATTTGGCGGTAATGCAAGAAGATGAAGAGCGCAAACAACGCATAAAAAAGGACGAAATAAGTATTTATTCGGACCTTTTAAGGTCAAATATAATCGATTCGACGGAGTTTCGGGGCTTAGTTTCCAAAATGATTGGCCTCGAAGAACGCGAGCTTGTTTCTCAAAGCAATGATTCAGACGTTAAAAGCCTATTATTTGACGCTTCACTTAATTTGCGGGGGACCGTTGGAGGCGTCCAAGGTATTATATTGGTCAATCAAAGCGTTGCAAGGGGAGAAATAAGCCGAGAGAATGCGATTAATTTGTTGGTTGAGATTTACCAATATGACCGGGAAATTGCTGAAAGTTTGATAACAACGGCGCAAGCACCGGCGGAATAAATTTAAAAACATGGAATTAGAGCTTAAAAAATTAGAACTATTAACAAAAAGGGAAGATATAAAGGACGAAATTAAGGCGTCTATATTGAAAAGAATTGAAACCCTAAAGGCGAAAACGGAGGTAAAAAAATGATAATTGCAAAAGAATTTCCAAATAAAGAATTTGCAACAAAAGCGGAACTATTTGAAGCATTAAGGACTAATAAAAAGACTTTAATCGCTCAAAAAAAGCTAATTACTAAGCAAGGCGACGCTATAAGACAAATTTTACCAACGGCAAACGCTGATAAAAAAGCAAATAAAGCGCTAACAATAGAGGACAAAAACGTTAATAAAATTAACGCTCAATTAGTTATTAATACGACCGGCTTAATGGATTCGCACGGCGACGTACATATTGCGGGGATATGGAACAAAACAATAAAAGAAAACCGCGGAATGTTGCTACTTCAGGAGCATGAAATGACATTCGACAAAATTATAAGCGACAAAGTGACTCCAAAAGCGCAAACATTTGACTGGCATGAGCTTGGATTTGACTATAAAGGGCAAACGGAGGCCTTAGTTTTTGACGCGGAAATTGAAAAAAATCGCAATAATTTCATGTTTAACCAATACGTTAACGGATTCGTAAAGGAACATTCCGTTGGTATGCGATACGTCAAAATGGATTTGGCTATAAATTCAGACTCAGAAGAGGACAAAAGCGAAAAAATTGTTTGGGATAAATATATAAATACCGTCGCAAACAAAGAAGAGGCCGAAAATCAAGGCTATTTTTGGGCTATTCAAGAAGCCAAAGCAATCGAAGGAAGCGCCGTTGTGAAAGGATCAAACCACGCAACGCCAACCATAAACATTGAAGCCGCGAAAAGCACTTCAGAAAAAAACGAGCCGTCCCCGGACACTCAAAAGAAATTATTTTATCAATCATTATTTAAAAATTAAATTTAAAAAAGTTATGAAATTTAACGAATTTATTTTATCAAAAGGTTACAACGCCGAGCAATATGCCGGTTTAGAAGTAACTAAACAAGCGGAACTTCAATCGGAGTTTTTGTCTGAAGTTTCAAACAAACTAGAAACTAAAGCAAATAAAAACGATTTAGACGTTATTAACGCGAAAATCTCTAAAGCTACAACTCAGGAAGATTTGAAAAAAGCAACCGAAGAGATCGAAAGTTTAGCGCTTAAAGTTGCTAAAATTACGGAAAACGGCGGAAGCGGTTCAACTCGAAACACTTTCAAGAAAATCGTTGAGGAGCAAGTTAAAAACAACAAAGGAAAAGAGCTAAAAGATACATCTCTTGAGGTTGTTGTTAAAGCGGATATTCTTTTTAACATTGCGGCAACTGCGGCGGGAGGAAATTTCCCATCGGACGACGCAAATGTTGACGCGAATATTTTGTTTGCGACTGCTATCGATTTAGGTTTTGCTCAAAGACTATCAAGAGAAGCAACAATTTTAAATAAATTATCAGGAGCGACTCCTTTATTGGTAGGCGAAGCGTTGAAAGTAACGGTTCCTTATGACCAAACTGGCACGCCTATAAGAGTAACTGAGGCAAAAGGAAAGACAACTATCGCGGTAAAATTCCAAACGGAAAAGAAAGAAAGCGAAAAGTTACCGATTGTTTTTTACATATCTGAGGAATTTATGAATAGAGCAGATTATTTAGTTGCTGAAATTCAAAACTATATGCTTTTACTATTGACTGAAGTATTGGAGCAATTTGTTTTTGATTCTACAAGCGGTGTATTAAGCTATGCGCAAACGTTCACAACGATTGCGGGATTAGAAATAACTGACGCTAACGAATACGACGCACTTAACGCGGTAGCGACTACAATGACCGACGCGAAGTTTATGCCTGATACCGTTGTAATGAATACGGTTGACGTTGCGAAAATGTTCGGAGCAAAAGGAACGGACGGACATTATTCTTTAGCGAATGGCGGTTCAATTAGAATGGTCGGAGAAACTAACCAATTAATTGTTGGAAACAAAATGTTGGACCTTATCGAAGTAGATAGCGACATTATCGCTGCGGGTACTTTCGCAATGTGCGATTGGCCGAAATTGCGTTTTGGTTTAGGCGATTTCGTTTCAAAAGCGAATCCTTATACTTTTATGCCTGACAATGTTGTT